CATTGCTATCTTGGCATCTACGCGATCAACATGTATTCGCAGGAAAGTAGGAGCTGTGATTGTCAGAGAGAACACGCTTCTTTCAACAGGTTATAATGGAGTTCCCCATGATATAAATCATTGCACAGCAGAGAGTTGCATCAGGAATGTAAAGGGCATCCCGTCAGGAACGCAACTTGATATTTGTCTTGGCTTACATGCGGAACAAAATGCCATAATTCATGCAGCAAAGAATGGCGTCAATGTTAAAGATAGCATAATTTATTGTACCACGTTTCCTTGTCTTACGTGCGCAAAGATGATCATTAACTGTGGCATTAAAGAAGTGATATTTATTAATGACTATGAAGACGACAACTCAAAGAAAATGCTAGCATTGGCTGGCGTAAAGACTAGAAAGCTGGTGATTTAATGGATAGATTGCAATATATCTTCTCTTGTCAAAAAGACTTGCAAAAGGGTCTTCTAGACGCAGAACTTCCAGGCGATAGGCCTGACTTAATTTCTCCATATGCTCTTGGGCTGGTGTCCGAAATTGGAGAAGTCCTACAAGCCGATAAGCGTTGGAAGGTAGGAATGAGCAGGACGGGCGGAGACGACAAATACCACAATCATGAAGAAGTAGTTGGTGAATTAACCGATTGCCTACTTTTCTTCATTAACCTTTGCCTTGCGTGCAACGTTGATTATGAAGAGTTATTCAATTCATTCATCAAAACTCAAAGCAAGGTGCGAAAAAGAAATGGTTTGAGCGAGGTAAAATATGAGTAAGCAATCGATCATATTTGAAGGATTAAATTGCACAGGCAAATCATCAATAATCAAGTACCTACACGAAAATGTTGATCCCGATATTTACATTCACAACTCAAGAACGCCATTCTCAAATGTAAATAAGATTGACACAACGTATGGGTACATGAAAGCGATGATAGATGTCTTAAAGTTTATCAAGATTCCAATATGGTTTGACCGCTTTCATTTCACTGAGTATGCATATGGCATTGTCAAGAGGAACTATAATAGGTATGAACAAAGCAAATTGTTTGCAGAAATAGACTATTGTTTGAATGAGCTTGGAAATGTAAGACTTGTTTATGTATATGACGAAATTGAAAGCGTTGTGAACAGAACAAAACAGCTTAGAGGCTGGGGAGACATCGAAACATTCAATGCATTAAACAATGAAATGAACAGAATGCTTGATTCCTCATGCATGACAATACTAAAAGTCAACTATAATGACGTATTTTCGAATAGTGACAAGATGGATGAATTGATTCGATTTGTGAAGGGAGAATAACGATAATGAGATCAAGAATAGTGATGGACATTGATGACACGATATCTACTCATAGGAATAGAGACTATGCAAATGCTATCGCAAACCTTGATATGATTCGTAAAATGCAAGAGCTTTCAAAACAAGGGATAGAATTTGTCTTATACACAGCAAGAGGACAAATTTCATGTAATGGCGACATCAAAAAGATAGAGGAAGAAAAGGGGCCAACACTAAGAGCGTGGCTTAAAAAGTATAATGTTCCATATTCAGAACTTCGGTTTGGAAAGCCTATTGCAGATATCTATGTTGATGATGCCGCAATGACACCAGATGAATTTTTGTATGGGACATTTGAATCATACAAGGGTGGCTCAAATGAATACATCGAAAGACTTGGAAAGTATGTAATCAAAGAATGTAGTGATGTTGATGCACTAGAAGTCAATGATTGGTTTGACGTGGCTGCTGAAAACGGGTACAATGTTCCAAAGGTTTACTCCAGGACATATAACAAAATGCGAATGGAATACATAATGGGAAGACCTGCAAACGAAATAAAATTCGATAAATATAAAAACATAGCTATAAGCTTAGCTATGATTGCTATCAGTTTCGCTGGCGTTCCTGGTGACTATGAGTTTGACTTAGCAAAATACATTCAATATGTTGAGACAAATAACGTCGATCCTGAAGTTGAATTATACATAACACAAGCGACTCGCTTGATCGCAAAATATGGCCACTTGATAACTCCATCATTTAGCCACGGTGACCTCACGTCAATGAATGCAATCGTCAAAGGCAATGGAAAGATATACCTAATTGATCCCAAGGTTCACAAACACTTCTCTTCATATCTTATAGACCTTGCAAAACTTCGCATGTCTTACAACAAGTATAATAAGATGTATTATGTAAGTAATGCGGACGATGATATGTTCTTAGAGTCGCTGGATACATTACTACGCAACATTGGTTTATACGATATTGTCAGAGTCCTCGAGTTCACTTGCTGGGTTCGTTTGATAAAGTACAGGTATAACAACAAGGACGATTACGCTATCCTCCTTCCGAGGCTTGCTGAATTATCTGAGGAGATGAGAAAGTATGAGTAAGATTGTTGGATTTGCATCAGTTGTTGGAGACATGTTACATGCCGGACATATCCTGTATCTGAATGAAGCGAAAGAATATTGTGATGTATTATATTGCGGGCTTATTGCAGATCCCAGAATTGACCGGCCTGAAAAGAATGAGCCTGTGCAATCCCTTTTTGAACGATGGGTTCAAGTAAATTCCCACAAATCGGTTGATGTCGTCGTTCCTTTGATGGGAGAGGCCGATTTACTCCTGGCTTTGAAGTCGTTGCCCATAGATATTAGATTCGTTGGTGCGGACTACATAGGAAAGGACTTTACTGGTAAATCTTGGTGCTTGGATAACAACATTAAGATACATTACTGCCGGCGCAGTCATGGCCTATCAAGCACGGAGCTAAGGAGAAGAATAGAGGAGAATCAAAGAAAATGAAAATAGGCAATATCTTATTTGGAAAGCTTGGCCAGCAAATAGTCTTCAACAGAAATCTGCCTGAGGCAATCAGAAGCAACACCAATGGAAACTATGAAGCATACAACATTTTGCAAATGCTATCAAAGACCTTGGATAACGTTTTTGTTGTTGAAGATAATATCCTCATGTCATATGAACAGCAGAAAATTGACGATAGCATTAAACTAATCACGGATTTTGCTCCAAAGATAGACTATGCATTTGTTCTCCTTGGTGTAAGTGAGCAATTCATGAGCCAAAAACTACTTAACATAATAAACTCTGGCATTAAATGGTACGCATTGTGCTCTGATCCTCGTTGCTTGGATGCTCTTACAAAACATATCACAAATCCTCCTATTTGTGTGTTTGCCGGAGCCATTGGCCTTGAATGCGAAATTGGCGGTAAAAAGTTCACAACTAAGTACTTGAACATTGAAGCAGCAAACGTTTACGATGAGAAAATCTTCCCTCAATCGAAACTCATCGATTGCAAGCATAATAAAATGATTGTCGTTGCTAATCAAACTAACACGTGGGATAGAATCTCCAATGTAAAAGAAATGACAAGCTTAATCCCAATGGAAGATGTCATTATTTACGGAAGATGCGAAGAACAATTGAAAGATAGTCGCTTTGGCGGAGAAAAAGACATTCAATTCATTTTCAATTCGCAAAGCTTAAGCAAAGTAACATATGTCGCGCCAATAGCACCGGGGTGGATAACAGCAAAGTATCTTGAGTGCATTGTGCGTGGTGTTGTTCCTTTGCTTTCAAAAGACTATGCAACTATGGTGCCAGAATTCGTCAATGCAATCAAGTCTGTTGATACGCATTTAATTGTCGAAACTCCAAGAGAAGTTTTATCGATGTTTCGCATAATAACAGAAAATGATGAATATTACATTGAGACTATTTACAAGCTAAGAAAAGCAATATATAATGCATATAGTCCCGTTGTACTTCGAGATAATATGATTAAGCTAATAGGAGGATGAATTATGTTGATTATGAACAGAACTTTTGAGGAAAACTCAATTGATGACCTTTGGATGTCATTGTGGGAAAACGTCAAAGGAGAAGTCGAAATCCAGGACTCCAGAGATGGAGAGGTCGTGTGGGAATGCATCAACGCTCATATGGTTATTAAGGATCCTACACGCAATCTTAGCCACAACAAAATTCGCGATATGTCCATCAAGTATGCCATTGGCGAATTCCTTTGGTATGAAGCAGCAACAGACAAACTAAAACCAATTCAGAGGTACACCAAAGGCTGGGATAGAATGAGCGATGATGGCGAACGCGTCAACTCAAACTATGGCTACTTAATTAAAAAATACTATGGTTTTGATCAATTTGATATGTGTTATAAAATGTTAGCCGCTGACCCAAATTCAAGACAAGCAATTATGCACTATAAGCCTCCTATTGATTTTTTCTCTTACAAAAGCAAAGACGTTCCTTGCACAGTCTCTCAGCAATTCTTCATTCGTGACAATAAACTGCACACCATCGTAACAATGCGAAGCAATGACATTTGGAATGGAGTTCCTTATGATATATTCTTCTTCACCTGTAATCAAATCAAACTGGCAATGATGCTCAACGTTGACATAGGAATTTACACTCACAACTCTGGTTCGTTGCACATGTATAAGCGTGACTATGAAACTGCATTGGCTAATGAGAGAAAAGTAAAAGTAAGTTTAGGAGGAGCAAAATAATGTTCTTTGACCTTCATCGACATGATGAGGCCAGTGGATTTGATGGTTTTGGAAAGCCCGAGGACTTAGTTAAAATAGCAAAAGAACTCGGGTACCAAGCCTTAGGTATTTCAAATCATGGAACAGCAAATACTTTGATTAGACATTACTTTGCTTGTAAAGAGCAAGGGATAAAGCCAGTACTTGGAGTTGAAGGATACTTCTTGCCAAAGTTCAATCCTGAGAAGAAAAGAAGAGGCTATCATTTATGTCTATTCGCAAAGAACGTTGAAGGCTATCAGAATATCTGTAGGATTCTGAGTGAGGCAGAAGACACGAAGTATTATAATGGTATAATAACCATGGACAATCTCAAGAGACATTCTGAGGGCATCGTGGTCTCTTCAGCCTGTGTAGCCGGTCCATTGGCCCAATTGATTATTAAGAATAAAATCCCAACTGCCGAAAAACTAGCTAAAGCATTCAAGTCAATATTCAAAGAAGACTTCTACATTGAAATACACCCATACGAGATTAGCGAGCCTGGATTGCAAGAGACTATAAATGAAAAGCTTATGGACATTGCAAAAAAGCTGGACATCAAATGCATCTTAACCAGCGATAGCCACTATGGCAGGAAGGAAGACTTCTCCACATACCTCAAGATGCATGAAATCTCAAAGCATGATGTTGAACACATAAGAAAAACATACAATAGCAGATACATGCCGTCAGAAGCTGAAATCTCAAAACGATTCGTGAAAATGCACCCAAAATACAAGAACGAGTTAAAAACAATCCTTGCTAACATGGACGAATTGTATGAGTCGATTGAAGATGAAATCTTTGAGAAACTAAAGCTAAAGCTACCTAAGTTTGATGAAACGCAAGATAGCTTTAAGTTGTTAACAAGCAAGGTAAAACAAGGGCTAAAAGATAGAGGTAAGTGGAACAAACAATATTGGGATAGAGCCAAACAGGAACTTGAGGTTATAAAGACTCATGGTTTTGAAGATTACTTCCTTATTGTACAAGACTACGTTACTTGGGCAAAACAACAGGGCATAATTGTTGGTCCTGGCCGTGGTTCAGGTTGCAATTCAATCGTGAACTATGCATTGAAAATAACCGACGTTGACAGCATAAAATACAAACTTTACTTTGGAAGATTCCTTCGCATTGACAAGGTAAAATTGCCTGATATTGATGTTGACTTTGATAAAGCTAGAAGAGGCGAAGTCATGCAATACGTGCAAGACAAGTACGGTGATCGCGTTGCGCAGGTATGTTCATATGGTCTTTATCAATCGGACAGTTTGCTAAATGATTTATGCAAGGTGTGCAACGTAGATGAAGAAGGAAAGGTAAGCATAAAGAGGCTCATTAAGTCTTATACAGATAGCGAAGGCGAGATAGACTTAGAAGAGCTTTCCTGTGACCCTAAGTGCAATAAGTATAATGGATTATATGACGACATATTGGTTCACTTCGTGAAGATGTATCGTCAGATGAGGTACGTAGGAACTCATGCTGCCGGTATTGTTTTGACAAGTGAGCCTATTAGCGACTATGTTCCCATCAAGGTAATGAAGGATGGAAAAAGAACAACAGCATATGATCTATTTGACTTGGACAAAATCAAGGTGGTAAAGTTTGACTTCCTCGGCTTGGCTACTCTCGAACAAATCCGTGACCTGAGAGAGATGTTCAACAGAGGATTTGACGATTCTATCACAGAAGACAAGGAAGTGCTAAAGGCTTTTGGACAAGGTAAGACCGATGGCATCTTTCAATACGTCCACCAAATGGCTAAAGACATCTTGATAAACATCAAGGCTGATTGCTTTGATGACGTATGTGCTGCAAGTGCAATGAATAGACCTACGCCGTTGTCCCTCGGCATCCCTCAGATGTATGCGGAAAATAAAGCCAATAGAGATTTAATAGATGATAAGTTGCCTTGGGCTGACATCATTGCTGACACCTACGGGACTATCATATACCAGGAGCAAATCCAGTCCATAGCTATAGACATAGGTGGCTTGGAAGGAGCAGAAGCAGATAAGATCTTAAAGATGAATGCTTCAGGTAACAAAGCTAGTAAGGCAAAGTATGAGGAGTCATATGAAGACTTCTGGAAAAAGTTCCGAAAAGGAGCAAAGAAACACGGAGTAGACAAAGAAACGGCAAAGGAAATGTTCGATAAGTTCTTTTCCTATTCATTCAACAAGGGTCATTCTGTCGGGTATTGTCTTATTTCGTTTGAGCAAATGTGGTACAAAGTTCACCATCCTGTTGAATACTGGGTTACTACATTAAGATATGAATATGACGATCTTAAGAGAAAAGCGTATGAAGTATGTGCTGCACAAGAAGGGATTGTCATTATTCCTGCTCACATAAATGGGCCGGCAAAGTATGAAGTAGTTGAATGGGGCGGAGGTAAATGTATTCAGAGAGGATATAGCACTATTAAGGGCATTGGCGAAAAAGCTGCACTCGAAATAGAGGCACAAGGACCATTTCTTGATAGACCTGACTTTGAAGACAGAGTGCCAAAACGTATATGTAACAAAAGAGTAAAAGATGCTCTTGAAAACGCAGGAGCTTTTGAATTCAATGTCAAAGCGTGGAAAAAGAGGATCATTTCTGAAAACATCAATTTGGTGCAATCAAATCTGGTTGTCAGATAATAAAGGAGCGCTAAGCTATGAAAATAATTGACGCAAAAGTCGAAATCATTGACAAGCTAGATGGGCTTGAAATGTTAAAAAAGATAGAGTTGATAGGAAGAACCTGCTATAAAAGTGAAGACAAAATCACTGATGATTCGTGCAAACAATTTGTCAAAAACATTATTGCCAGAGGACATGAATCAGTTCTTGAACACGTTAATTTTTCTGTGCGATTCACATGTGACAGAGGTGTTTCTCATGAAATCGTAAGGCATAGAATTGCCAGTTATTCACAAGAATCAACCAGGTATTGCAATTATTCAAAGGGTGACTTCAATGGTGAAATAACTGTAATCAAACCTTGTTTTCTGGTTCCTGGAACAGCAGGTTATGACATGTGGTATATGGCTTGTCAAGCGGCAGAGCAATATTATTTTTCAATGCTGAATTGGGGATGCAGCCCACAAGAAGCAAGGGCAATTCTCCCAAATAGCTTAAAAACCGAACTGGTAATGACAGCAAACATCAGAGAATGGAGACACTTCTTAAAGCTTAGAACGTCAAAGGCTGCCCATCCGCAAATGCGCGAAATCGCTATCATATTGCTAAATATGCTAATTGAAATTGTACCAGAGTTATTTGGTGACATTAAGCCATTAAGCTAAATGTCCCGATATATAGTTATTATCTATATAGTTATTATCTAGTTTATTATCTAGTTATTATCTAATAACAAAGGAGGAATATAATGACTAAGATTTGTAGTTGTTGTGGCAATTCATTTATTATATATGGAACTTATATGTATAAAACAAAGAAAAACGGTAAAATACGATATCAATGTTGTTATAGTTGTTATCGTAAAGAAGGTGGAGATACAGGATTATACAATAAGAATTCTAAACCAATAGATAACAAAAAATATTGAGGTGATAACATGAATAGGCAACAACGCAGAGCAATTGTTAAAAAGAAACTAACTGACAAAGACATAAAAGCAATGGAAGAAAACATAAAAGTAAAAACATCGAAAGATGTAATTGATTTTACGATAACGAACTATATTGCTTGCGTTGCTTTATGTTTACACGATAAGTTAGGTTTTGGTCACGATAGAGCTTGCCGTTTTTTGCGAGATGTTGATAACCTGTTCGATAGCATCAATAAAGGTTACTTGAGTTTAGATGACGTACTTAAAACAGTAGAAGAGGAAATAGGAATTACACTTGAAAGGACGAAACAAAATGGCTGACAAGAAAAACGAACTCGACGAAATGTTGAACGCCATCGGCGCAATGGCGGAAATGTCCGCTATGCTGTATAAGCAACTTGTAGCAAACGATGTGCCGCCTTATCACGCTGCACAGATCACAGGGGCGTACGTTCGGGCTATGATTGGGAAGGGAGGAGAGCGCAATGAGTGACGAAAATGCAATGGTAGAACAGGCGCAGTCCCACTGCGCTCAAACAGAAGAGGAAAAGCATTGCAGGAGGGGAAATATGAATACAAAACTTTGTGAAGCTAAGCGCGGAACTCTCATCCCATTCGGTGGAATGGATTGGATTATCCTCGAATTAGAGGGAAACATGACACGCCTTTTGGCAAAAGAATCTATTGGAGATATGCCCTTCGATGAAAATAACTCCAATAACTGGACAAACAGTTCCCTTAGAGCATATCTGAATGGCGATTTCCTTGAAACACTTGTTGCGAATGGTGCTAATCCAAACGCATTCCTTCAAGACACTTACTCTCTTATTGCTGACGATGGTTTAGATTATTATGGGAGTAGCGTAGATTGCGTTGGTTTACTATCAGTTGACCAGTATCGCAAGCATCGCCGTATTATCTCGAACCTTGACGATTGGTGGTGGCTCATTACTTCGTACAGCGTGGAATCTAATGGATACCCTCACTCTGTGCGCGTTGTCCGCTCTGATGGTGCTCTGCACAACATCCATGCCTACAATGATAATGGTGGGGTTCGTCCCACTTTGACTCTGAAATCTGACATCTTTCTACTTACTAAATCGGAGTTAAGAAAATATATTCCAATACTGAATTACTGGAAGAGTTGATGAGAAGAAATCTGTATACATCTCAAAAAGAATGTGATATAATAATATAAGGGAGCAACAACATGAAGAGCGTATACGAAATAAGAAAAATTGGCAGAGACTATTGCAATGGAACAGAAGGCTCAGAATACTATAAGGAAGGTGGAGAAGGAGCTGAACCAATTGACTTGATGATGGCGATGGGTAAAGACACTGCGGAAGGATTCTTTCTTGGCAACATAATCAAGTATGCAAAACGATTCAAGAAAACGAGAAACTTGAAGGACTTAGTTAAAATATCAGACTATGCTCATCTGATGTGTGGTCTTGAAATTGACACCACAAAAATAAATGAATAGGAGACATCGACATGGCTGAAGGAGTAGATCGCAAGAAGTTGATTGCGACACTAAAGGAGCTTGAAAAGGAATATGGTTCAGGCTCAATTTATTCGCTGGACTCAAGCAAAGCAATTTTAGATATCCCTCGTTGGTCAACAGGACTTGAGGACCTCGACAAGATAATTGGCGGTGGAATGCCATACGGGAGAATCGTTGAAATCTCCGGTCCTGAAAGCGCAGGTAAGACAAGCTTGGCCTACCACTTAATGGCTCAACACGAAGTCGCAGTAGATATTCCTGTTGAAGGAACATTTGATAACGAAAGAGCAAAGGTTTTTGGTAATAGAAAAGGGCAACTATTTGTAAGAAGAGCCGAATATGGAGAGCAATGCCTGGAAAGCGTAATGGCGTTTGCTGATGCTGGCGTTCCTTGTGTTGTTATTGATTCGGTTCCACATATGATTCCAAGAAAGCAATTTGAAGAACCTGATATGGAGAAGGAAGGCCAATTAGGACGAATTGCCGCTATGCTAAGTGCCAACCTTCCTAAAGTTGCTTTTCGTTGTGAAAAAACAATGACAACATTAATTCTTATAAATCAAGTGCGAGACGTAGTTGGCGGCATGATGTTTGGTCCAAAGACTCATACACCTGGAGGCTGGGCACTAAAGCATGCATGTAGTTTACGACTCCAAGTAAATCGCGTTTCCTGGATTAAGGTTCCAAACAAGAATCCTAAAAACTCAGCAAGCGAAGAAGCGGTTGGAATTGTAATGAAAGTAAAGGTTCTCAAATCAAAGGTATGTAATCCTCTTGGTGAATGTGTGTTGACAATGTTCTTCGACAGAGGATTTGTTCCAAACGACGAGATGAAAACAATTCGCAAGGAAATAATGAAGCAAAGAGCAGAGGAATATAAAAATACATGTAAAAATAAAATAGAGGTAGACGACGATGAATAGTGTTAAAAAAGGAATCAAGGATGCAATCGCTAATGAAGCTGTAGACATCGAAAATTTAATTTTGGAAAGAAAACTAAATGCTTTATTTAGGATTCCTCGAGACAATGCGGAAGAAAGAAAAGGGTTGCATGCTTCGGCAATAATTGTTTCAGATTCTGTCTTTTGCATAAGAGAGCAAGTTTTATCTTTGTTTTATAAAAGGAACGAAGAAGAGAACATATCGGACGATCTACTAAGGGTCTTTGCTGAAGGCAATTCGGTCCATGAAAAATGGCAAAACATGTTCGAAAGAGCAGGCATTGCAAGAGGTATTGAAGATAGAGGACATTCAAAGCTATTTGACTTATATATGACACCAGACGCAATCATTGAGATAAACAACAAACTATATGTTGTTGAAATCAAATCTGCCAATACGTTTAGTTACAAGAACATGAAAACAAGTCATCCAAGCGGAACACATCAATTGCAACTTTACATGCATTTTCTTTGTATACCTCGAGGGTTTGTTTTGGTGGAAAACAAGAACACACAAGAGTTCAAAATCTTTCCTGTAAGATATGAACCTGGTCATGCCGCTCCATATGCCAAGAGGCTCTACGAGATTAACGAAGCTAAGGAAAACTTTTTGAGGGATAATACACTACCTAAAAGAATATGTAAGTCCATAGGATGTGCGAGAGCTTCAAGATGTGCCATGTCTAATGCGTGCTTTGGTATTAGCAGAAAGAAACTTGTAAAAAACATCGAATAATTTTCATTTTTCTATTTACATATTGACGCATGTGTGATATTATAATTACAGAGGCGGTAACCGCCAAACACGAATAGGAGGAAATGAAAATGAAGAAAGTATTTAAAGATTTTGCAACTTACATAAGAATTCACAGTGGAATAAACAAGCCTCGTATCAATTTTCAGGAAATGTATAAACTGTTTCCGCAATTCAAATTTGAAGCAACAAAAGATTTTGGTTCATATGTGAATTTTGGTGAAGCTTATGAGCAAAAGGTTTATGATATGGTTGTTATAGATGAAAACGGAAATGAATGCTATATGACGTATCGTGAATACCAGGACGCAAACGAAAATCTTGCTTATTGCAGCTAAAATATAGCAAACCGAGCGGAGGCGGTAAACCCTCCGCAAAATGAATAGAAGGAGAATGAAAATAGAGAGGGGCAAATCGCCCTTCTCAAACATGATAGGGAGGACAATTAAATGATAAAGCATACAATGTATAAAGGCAAAAAGGTGTACAACTCTAAGCAGGTTCGCGCGTTCCTCAACATCGAGTTTGATCTGATTCTCCAGTTGTTCTATGAGAATCGCGAAAGGTTCAAAGACGGACGCGATTACTTCTACGTTGATCGTGTCCTGTTCTCCAAGCTTACCGGCGAAGAAATCAAAGGCACAAGCAAGATGATATACCTTTGGACAGCGGAAGGAATTGAGCTTATTAAGGACCTCTTGGATGGAGAACGTCAACTTACCTTCGATGATCTTCCGAAGATACAGGAGGAGGCAAAGAAGGAAAAGAATAAAGTTACAAAGATTGATGAACTTGACATCTACGTGCCCGCTGAAGGTCTTGATGTTGGTGATGTCGCAAGGGCATTACAATCAAAAGGAATTATCAACTTTGGCCAGAATACATTGTTCCGCAAACTTAGAAACAGAGGAGTTCTCAATTCATATAACATTCCATACCAGCAATACATTAAGAATGGTATGTTCGGCATATATGTTCAGGAAAAGAAGAATGGCAAGGGAGAATATATCAAGTGCAAGGTGTTTGAAAAAGGCATCAGGAAAATTGCCGAATGGTTTGCAATTGATGGAGATGATATGAATGATAATAATGGGGGTTGATGCTTCGTACACAAGAACTGGCCTGGCAATAGCGGAGGATGGTAAACTAAAGACCGTTAAATCAATCAAATTCAAAGGATTGAAGAAGAAGCCTGAAAAGCGAGCCAACCTCAAAATGAAGATTGAGAGCTACATAAAGAAGTATCAACCTGAAATGATAGTCGTTGAACGAACGAGGCAATTTAGCACAAACGACAAATCGTTCATAGCTCTAAATATGATAAAAACAGGAATATCGCTACTAACAACTATAATAGACATAGCATACGAAAACGGAATACCTGTTTACTCTGTTGATACAAGGGCTTGGAAATCAGCAGTCATCGGCACAAGCAAACCAAAGTGTGGAGACAAAAAGCTACCAGGGTTGGAATTTGTTAAATCATTAGGTTTTGATGTGTACGATGATGATGACGCGAGCGACGGAGCGTGCATTGCATTGTTTTACTGGTATTCAATGAGAAAAAATGGTGAAAAAAGAACTTGGGATTTATT